TGGACATCACCTACGTTGAGGAGACCTACAACGAGGATGGCTACACTAATACCGTAGCTTACCCCGACACATCCATTTACGGAGAAGCCCCAAAGCTTGCAGATGACATCTACACCAAGTGGCTGAATTGGGCAACAACCGTAGCATCAGAAGAATAATTAAAACCAATCAAATGAAATACCAAACTATATCCCAACTACTCCGAGAGCTGAAGTCAGTAGACATATCTGAGTCAATCATCAAAGACATTGAGACCATTGAACAGGTACACTTGCGCTTCGCCTACCACGATGCCCTGCTTCGTGTTCCGTTTGAAGAATGGTACGAAGCAACATTTAAGAAATGAACTTAATCGTTCAACCCGTATCAAAGGATGAGTGTAAGGAGTGGATTCTAAAGAAGCACTATCTCAAAAGAATGACCTCTTTTACTTACTCCTTCGGGTTGTTTGATTCGGACATTTTGGTTGGTGTATGCACCTTTGGTAATGCCGTACCGCTTACAATGAAGAAGTCTGTTTTTGGTGATGACTATATGGATTTAGTTTACGAACTAAACAGATTAATCACAAATGATGACCTTCCAAAAAACTCAAGGTCGTTCTTTGTTTCTCAATGTCTGAAGCACCTGCCAAAGCCCACGATTGTTGTGAGCTATGCTGACAGAGCATTTGGTCACACAGGTTACATCTACCAAGCATCAAACTTTATTTACACAGGATTGAGTCACACGCAACTTGATTGGAAGGTGAAAGGGATGGAGCATCTTCATAGTCGTACTCTGATGGATGAGTTTGCATTTCAAAAAGACCGCATCTCAAAACTCAAGGAAAAGTATGGAGACCTACTATATCAAGAGAGGCGAGAACCTAAACACCGATATGTTTATGTCTGTGCAGCAGGCAAGATGCGAAGCAAGATTATGAAGTCGGCTTTATTTGAGGCCAAGCCATACCCAAAAGAAACCAACAACCGATACGATACCTCTTTTCAACCAACAATTCAGATGAAATTGCTTTAATAAAATTTACATATAAAAATTTGTTTACCTTTATTTAATTAACAAAACCAATCAAAATGAAAATAATAGAACTACTTGACGGCAGTACTTGGGATATGGAGACAATCCTTGAGAAGATGCACGATGATGACTTTTACTACGGAGTACTGGGTAAGAACGCCCTATCCTCCTCTGCTTGTAAGCTGCTGCTTACTTCACCAAAGACGTATCACTACGTCACGAAGTACGGCAGCGATGAATCCGATGCGTTTGCAGTAGGCAGACTCGTTCACCTTATGACTTTAGAGCCTCACAAAGTAGCAGACTACGAAGTGATTGAAGTCCAGAGCAAGAACGCAAAGGCGTGGCAGGATGCAAAGGGCAAGCGCAACCTTTGTACCCGTAAGGAGTACAACGAGGCGCAACGTATCTCTGATGCGCTCCTGCGCAATGAGAACGTACTGGGCCTGCTTACTGGTTGCGAGTTTGAAGTGCCAAGAATTGGTATGATTGGCGGCCTGCCCTTTAGGGCGAAGGCTGACATCTACGCTGATGGTTTTCTCGCAGACATCAAAAGTACTCAAGACCTCCGCGCCTTCCCATTTTCAGCTCAAAAATATGGATATAATGTTCAAGCGTTCATTTACACCCGATTGTTCGGAGTGCCGATTGACAAGTTCTTTTTTATCGCTATTGACAAAGGAAGTTTGGACATAGGCATCTATGGAGTTAGCCCTGAGTTTGTGGCAGAGGGAGAGCGCAAGACTATGGAGGCAATAGAATTGTACAAGCAGTTCTTTATCTTGGGTGAGGACTTGGATTCGTACACCATAGTAGGCACGTTATGACCGACATCACCAAATGCACAGGCGAAGGTTGCCCACTAAAAGAAACGTGCTACCGATTCACCGCACCTGCCGAAATGTACCAATCGTTCTTTGTTGGCGTACCTGTCAAGCACGGTCAATGCGAATACTATTGGAACATCAAACTTTAACATAAAACCAATCGTTGCATTTTTTGCAACACCTCAAACACCAAAGAGTAATGCAAGACCAATTTATGAGGATAGCAATGGCGCAGCTCCGTAGCACCTACCCCTTCAAGCCCCAACGTAGAGCAGTAGCTGCTCGGATGTGGGTGAAGTTTTTAGACCGCAAAGCGATGGCGCAATGGTTCAAAGACCAAGAGGCTAATTTATGATTAGACCCTTTGTGCTTGCCTTCCACAAGCAGAACTCTGGAGTCTCTCACCACAGGACATTTGCACCCTTGATATGCCACAAGGGAGTAGATGTCTTTTTCATTGAGAAGATTACCGACATTGACCCTGAAATGTGGCCAAAGGTTACTCACATCTTTGCAAGTCGTGCATTCCCTGTTGAGCCGTTTGATGACTTCGTGAAACTCTGCCGCAAGGAAGGCATCAAGTTAATCGTTGACAATGATGACTGGTGGGTGCTGCCTCCTACGCACCCCTTGCAAGGCTTGTACGTTGAACAGATGAGAACTCGCATCGTGCGCTCTATGAAAGCAGCAGATGAGGTATGGGTGACAAACAAGCACCTTGCCTCAAAGGTCAAGAAGTACAATACCAACATCCGAATCATCCCCAATGCAATCAGCGTAGCAACGTGGCAGGTAGAGAGAAAGCCAAGCGAAGAAATACGCTTCGGGTATATCGGAGGCAACCATCACGCAGCAGACGTAAAGGATTCCACAATCAACCTTGAAGGATATCAAAGCTATGTTGCAGAAGTGGATGGCTACCCCGATATTATGAGGGCAAGCTACAAGCTACCCACGATGCCACCAACGCATTACCACAAGCTCTACAATTACTTTGACGTAAGCCTCGTACCGCTTACGACATCGGAGTTCGCCAAGTGCAAGTCGCACCTAAAGATGTTGGAGGCAGGGTTCAGCAAGTGCGCTCTGATAGTGAGCAACACACAACCCTATTCACCATACATCACCAAAGAGAACTGCATTGCCATCAAGCACCCGAGCGAATGGGCAGGAGCAATCAAGAGGCTAAAAGAAAACCCCAACCAAGTGGCTGACCTAACGGAATCGTTATACGAGTTTGTGCAAGACTTTACGATGGATAAGATAAATGAACTGCGATGCTTTACATAGTCACTCCCTGCTCACGCCCTCATAACCTCGTGAGGCTAAAACAACATATCCCTGCGTACGCAACGTGGGTTGTGATGATGGATGCCTCTACCAACTACAAGGGAGCAACAAGCGCATCAGTCACACACTACTCCACACGCACAGGTACCGCAGGCCACCCCCTCCGCAATGAGTTCCTTGAATTGTATGCTGATTCTTTTACCAAAGAAGATTGGGTGTACTTCTTGGATGATGACAACATCTTGCACCCAAAGTTCCTTGAGGAGTGGAGCAACTTGCATTCCCTTGATTGCTCTATCGTAACGTGGGGGCAAGTAGGTAGGCTCCGCCCTACCGACCAACCAAGAGTCGGCAACATAGATACCGCCTGCTATATGTTCAAGCCATACGACCTGCCCAACCTACGCTTTGAGATGACCTATGAGGCAGATGGCACCTTTGCACAAGCAGCATCCGAGCAAGGCACACTTATCTGCGTAGAGCAGTACCTTTGTTATTACAACGCCCTAAAATGAAAACGAGCAAACAAATAGACGGGTGGTTCAACCACCAAGCAGCATACGACTACCTCCTTGCCAATATGCCCGAAGACGGCACATTCGTAGAACTGGGTGCGTGGCTCGGTAAGTCATCAGCCTACCTATGCGACAAAGCAACACACCAAAACATCACAATCATAGATTCCTTCAAAGGAACGGCAGAGTACATAGACTCCTACTACAAGCTCGCCAAGACCAACGACATCTACGAGCTGTTCTTGGAGAATATGGGAACCCGTAATTACAATGTAATCAAAGGAACATCCAAAGTAGCTGCAAAAATGTTTCTGAACGAATCCCTTGACGTGGTATTCATAGACCTTGACCATTCCTATAAGGCGGTAAAGGAAGACATCAAGCTATGGCTACCCAAAGTAAAGAAGGGAGGCTTCATCGCAGGAGATGACTACCACGAACATTGGAAGGGAGTAATCCAAGCCGTTGATGAACTCCTGCCTCGTGCTACGTTCATTGATGACTGTTGGATTTACCAAAGGTGAAAACGCTAAACTCATTGTCGGGAGGCAAGACCTCCTCGTACATCGCAGCAAACTATCCTGCGGATTATGACATCTTCTCTCTTGTAAGAATTGAGGACAAGAACTGTTTATTCCCCGATGCCAAAATACGCAAAGAGGTAGAAGACAGAATCCAAGCTCCATTCATCGGAACGGCAGAAGATGATATGATTATCTACACTATGCTTGACCTTGAGCAGCACATCGGCAGACCTATCACTTGGGTGACGGGGAAGACCTTTGACCAAATCACACAACGAAAGGAGAAGGTTTACTTGCCAAACAAGGTGCAACGATTCTGCACCATACAAATGAAGATTGAACCTATTTTCTATTGGATGGCAGAGAACATTGGTGAGCCTGTTGAAACTCGCATAGGCTTTCGTGCTAACGAAACCAGTAGGGCAAAGAATATGATGGAGCGAGTGAACCAAGATGGCCTTACTACATTCAAAGCAACATTCGAGAAACACAAAGACGGCAGAAACAAATGGGTAGATGTTCCATATCAGAAGCCTCACTTCCCATTGATAGATGACAACATCTACAAAGACCACATAGAAAAGTATTGGCTTGGCAAGCCTGTACGTTTTGCTTGGATGAACAACTGCGTAGGGTGCTTTCATAAAAGCCCTTTGCTACTTCGCAAGATGTTTGACAAGCATCCCAATAAGTTAGAATGGTTTGCCAAGCGAGAACGAGAGAGCATCAACAATGCACATTGGCGTTCAGAGATGACCTACGATGACATCAAGAATTGGAACTCGCAGTTTGAATTGTTTGATGATGATTTTAACGAATGCGATACGGGATACTGCGGACTATGAAGAACCACACAAAGGTCTATCTCAAAGGGATGGGCTACTCCACAACTGA